TCAGAAGGGCACGGACGGCCGCAATCTCGGCCCGGAGGTCGGCCCAGTCCTGCCCGCTGTACGCCTCTCTGAACTTCTCCTCCAGCTCCTCCCGCTTGAAGGAATAGAGCCCGTGGGTAGGAGGGCGCCCGTTGTTCCCTCCGCCGTGGTAGCGGCACCGTCCTTCGCCGTTGTGGTCGGTTCCTTCCCCAGCAGCGCGCCGGCAGTATCCTTCACCGGCCCACTCGCCGACCTCCCGTTTCGGGGCGTCGTCGGGGGCGTCTCCGGTCCGGGCGTTGCAGCACGTTTCAGGGTGTCCGTTCGGTGGCATCGGTCGGCGGTCGTGTCAGTTGAGGAGGTCGGTAAAGCCGCTTACTTTTGATAAAACGCCGATATCAAAACCTAGTCTAACGCCTAGTTGTTGCGGGCGCGCGCCGCCCCTTGAACCTCGTCCCGAACGTCGACCGCCGCGGCGTGCAGGTCCGCCAGCTTCTCGACGATCGCGTCCCGGCGGCCGGTGCGGTCCGCGTCGGCAAGCGCCCGGAGCACGTCGTCGGCCGTCTCCTCGGCCCATTCCTCGAGGTCCTCAGCAGTGTCGGGGTCGGCGGTAAGCATCGGTTGCGTGGATTTTTCCGGTGTGTGAAGCCCGCAGCGCTGTCGGTGTGGAAGCGGCGTTGAAAAAAAGCAATTCACCCCCCGGCCTCCATCCGGGTCAGCAGGCCGTTCAGGCCGAGGACTCGCCCCGACGGTCGTCGGGGCACTCTCTACGTGTCGGAAGTCTGTCGGAGCAGGTCGAGGTAGTGATCTAGAGGCACGACGGCCAGATTCTCGCCGCGGTCTTCGCGCACGACCACGATCGACGCGTGCTCACACGTGAGGTATTGGGCGACACTTCGGCGCCTTTTGCACTGCACTCGGATGTCGCCGTCGATCAACACATCTGTTTCCTCCGTGCAGCCCAGTGACCGGCCATCAGAGTTCCAGGCGCGTTCGGCCTCCAGTCCCTTCGCTTCTGCCGCGTGGACAATTTCCCGCTCGTGGCGCTTCGCTCTACGTGCGTTCGTGCTAGCCATCAGATCACTGGTTCTGGTTGGGAGGAGTCGGAACGGGGCCGGGGCGCCCGCCACGGCGGGCACGCGGGTCGCAGTTGTGACAGCCGATGTCGTCGCTGTTTGTGAGCCGCTTCCCACAGTTGTCGCAGCGGGGCACGTCCTCCTTTGAGCGGGAAACGCCACCATACAGGGCCTCGGCTGCTTTCTTGCCGTCTACATCGCTGTCGGCGTCGTTTCCAGCCTCACGCCGGCGGGAATGTCTGTCGTCGCGGTCTCGGTTTTTCATCGGATCGGTTCGTCTATGCAATAGCGGAACCCGGCGTCAGAAGGGCAATTGATCGTCCGGCTCGAACTCGTGCTCGGTGCCGGACGGGTCCGGCGGGCCGTCGCCAGCGGTGGAGCCCGCGGGTTGCTTCTGTCCCTGCCCACCGGTCGGGCTGCCACTGGCACCGGCGTCCCCGAGGAAAATCATTTCGTCGGCGTGGATTTTGGTGGTCTCGCGCTCGTTGCCGTCGCGGTCCTCCCACTCTCGGGTTTCGAGGCGCCCCTCGACGTACAGGCGCTCTCCTTTGGACAGGTGCTCGGCAACGGCTTCCGCCAGCCCTTCCCAGGCAACCACGGCGTGCCACTCGGTTTTCGACTTCTGCTCGCCGCCCGAAGTCCACGTGTCGTCCGTGGCGATCTGCAGGTTGCAGACGGCCGTCCCGTCGCCGGTGTACCGGAGCTCGGGATCTTGGCCCAGGTGTCCGATGAGTTTTGCCTCGTTGAGGGAGCGTGCCATTGTTGAAATTCAGCCGTGAGAGTCAGTCGATAGCTATCACAGGTATCACAAAGTTCAGCCCACTTATACGCGTGACGTGTGTGTACGCGTGACGCGTAATACCTTGTCAAAAGGTGGGTTACCTGTGATAGTTTGGGGGGTTAGTCTTAAATATCGCTTAGAATGGACCGTCTAATTCCGAACTTGGTTCAGGGTGCCACCCTTTTCGAATCTGAATGCCCGTGTAGCACCGCGTTTGTGTGTCGGCATATTCGGGAGTTCGCTTTGCGTCACTGATTCGCGGATCGCGCTTCAACGTCCGAGTCAGTGATTGCTGTGATTCGGTGGACAGTCCTTGCTCTTGACAAAACGTCGTGTATGCGGAATAGACGGCCTCCTTCGTCTCAACGTCGCCGTCGTGGTTGCCAGTGATTTCCAGTGCAGCGGTCTTGAATCGACCGATAGAGCTCGAATGCTCTTCCCACTGTCGACGGGTATCCTGCGGGTCGGGATCGTGCGTAAATTCTCCGTTCTCCATAAGCCGTTGAAGTCCCTGCACGGCCCACAGCAACACACCGTCCAATTCGTCAGTCAAGCGATCCGGTAGGTCCGGGTCCCGGTCTTCGCGGGGAACAGTACGCGGGAAACTGACGAGCAAGATTCGCCGGAAGAACGCGTCGTCGTCGATTGACACGTCCGGAAGTCGATTCGCGGAATAGAGATGCTTTGCCGTCGGCTCAATCTCATACCCTTGCTCGTGCTTACGCTCGGCGTGGATTGGCTCCCCAGCAAGGATTTCCTTGAACTTGCCGATATTCTGGAGGACTTCTGAAGCAATGTCCGTCCGGATGTTGGCCCAGGCGCCTTCCAACTCGATTGCACCGAACCGGCCGTTGACGAGCTCGTGAGGCGAGACGGACGCCACCGATCCCAACAGGGAGCGCAGCACCTTCAGAAAGGTGGATTTTCCGCTGGCCGTCGGGCCAACGATGAACAGCCCCTTGTGAAGCGGCATGGCCCAATGCATCAGGCAGTATCCGGTGTATTCCTGCAAAGTGTCCCGCTCTCGCTGGCTGGGGACCGCTTGAAGAAGGAATTTGCTGAATAGGGGACATTCGGCGCTCGGGTCCCACGAGGCGGATGATCGGGAGCGTGGGGCGCGTTCGGGGGACGAGTCTTTCAGTTCGAGCTCGCCGGTAAAGAGATCCCCGTCAACGAAGAGATCCCCGTTTTGGAGGGGGACGTACGGCCCGCCGAAACTGTCCCGGTAGGTTTGATGCTTCACCCGCTTCACAATCTCGCGTTCTTCGAAACGGGTCCACTCCGGTCCCAGCTCGTCGACGAGCTTTTCCCCGATGGCCTGTTCGCCGTGGCCCTCAAGGATTCCCTTTTCCGGGTTCCAGACGTATAGCCTCCCAGACTGCCGGTGCGTGGCAAGCCCCAGGTCTTCGATGATTTGATGGGCGCCCCAATGCCGTCCGTCCTTCTTCTCCCCTTGCTCGTAGAGGGATCGGATTTCATTCCAGCCGTCCGGATCTTGATTCCCGCCGTGCCCATTTTGCGGCGGGTCGGTGTACTGCCGAATTGCGGCTTCCAGTTTGTCGGCATGGGCTTGCAGTTCCTCACGGTCTGGATCTGTGAGCCCGGACGGCTTCTCGTAATCACGAGGGTCCAATCCGGCCTCGGCAAACACCATCCCCAGGAGCTCGGCGCTCAGGTCGGTAGGCACATCTACGCCCGCCGCACTCAACGCGGCCCGGCGCTTCTTCTGTTTGAACTCCGTGGCGTGTTGGCTCATTGCGTATCCCCCCCGGCCCGCCGGGCCGCTTTCTGTCCGCGTTCGAGCCCTTTCCTGATTCCCGACATGACGTGTATCAGATCGTGCGGGAACGCCCACGCCGCTCGGAATGCTGCCTCGTACGCGGCCCGCTCTGGGGGCTGCGCGGTGAAGCGAAGCGGTGGGATAGACGGGGGCTCGCCGTCGGGACTGTGAAGCGTGAAAGGGTTGACGCGCTCCACGGCCCCGGCATCCTCGCCGTCGGTAGACCGTGGAGACTGCCCCGCTGGGGGCGACGATCGGCGCCTAACGCTTGCTTGCGACAAGCGCCTTTGGGGTTCGGAACGTTCAGTGCTGTGCATGATTTGAGTCCACGCCGCTGTTCGGTTATAGCGAAGCCCCGTCCTGCCCACGGTCCGAAACGTCAGCAGGGCGGGGTTTTCGTGTTTATGCGGCCGCCAGACGATCCTGGCGGGGTTCCTCTTTCAGCCGCCTGCGCACGAGCTCCGAAATGGAAACGCCCTCGGCCTCGGCCTGACGTCGTACCTTCTCTTTCAGGTCCGACGGAAGGTAAAGCCCCAAGAAACTGTCCTTCGTTTCGGAACGGTCGCTCATCGGCAGCGTGAGAATTGATTCCAAATAGCAACGGGCGCTGTGCACGGATGTACTCCGGGCGCGGTGTTCGTCTCCGGGCCACTCCGCTTGCATCCCTGGCTCCAATCAGAAATGCGCTTGCGGGGTGGCCTTTGCTATGTCAGTTTGCTAAATGTCTTAAAGGGTGTTCAGGTCCGGGATCGAAAAAGACCGTGTAACAGGATTTCTTGTTACACGTCCACTGCAAGATCCGGGTGTTGTTTGAGCCATTCGCGGTAGCCGTCTACGGATTCGGGCAGTTGGTCCCATTCCTTCAGTTCGCGGGTCGTGTCTCGATCTCTCCCTCTACGAAGCGCATTTGCAACGGCTGCACGTCCCTTCCCAAACGCCTTACCTGCGGTGCGGTGAAGGTCGGACACGCCGTCAAAATCACGGCCTCGCTGAACGAGTAGGAAGTAGAGAACACGGAGGGCATCATGGGAAGCGTCATTTCCGCTCAGGCAAACACCGATTCGATCCGGCCAACGCACGCTGTCCCATTGGGGAATTTCTCCTCGATTGAAGACGGCCCGCTCGTACATCACTTCAACCAAGGGGGCTTCAAACAACGCCTGGCGATACTTGTCCCTCGCAAATTGAGTGATCTCGTCTCCGCGCTCGGAAGCCGTTTTCATCTGCGCAGCGATCTTCTCACGAGCTTTGTACAGCCCTTCTGCTACGGCCTTGAGGTCAGACACGCCACTGCACTTCTCTCTATACTCTTCCCAAAGAGCGCGTGCCTCCTCGCCTGAAAGCGAAACCCTAAAGGCCATCGCCTGCTCAGGGTGAACGGTTTCTCCCTCGGGACTGTCGTTCATGGGGGGCACATTCAGCCCCGTCCCGATTTCGGCAAAATCATCCATCAGTCTATTCCTCAACGTCCGTTTTTGCAGGCTCAGAGTCCCGGTGCTTGGTAAAGCTATGCGGGAGCCTTCTCCGTCTCCTTCCACTGCCGTACGTCGACCTCGACGCCCGCCTCCACGGCCGCCTCGGCCTGCTCGTAGATGTCGGCGGACACGTCCTCGCTCACGAACGCCTCGCCGCACGTGTCGCACACGTCTGCAGGCACGCCCTTGAACACGATCGTTGAGCCGCCCCGCTCCATCGTGAGGGTCGTGGTCCCTTCCTGGAGCCGGCCGGCCGGGCATGTGGGACAAGCAGTCAGCATGGCTACCCCACCAGGTAGATAGTCAGAGGAATGACGACAGCCAGCACGGCCCCGACAGCCGCCACGGCGGAGACGATCGAGGAACCAATGCCCTCCACCTTCTGCCCCAAGCGCTCCTCGGAGAGTTCGATGCGCTGGTTCAGACGACTCTCGACCTCATCAATTCGCTCGTTGAGTCGATCGATGTCCGATCGGGTCGCCACCTCCTCGTCTGCGTCCCGGAAGAGGTCGACGATCGCGTCGGCCTGCTCCTCGGAGAATCCGCCCTGGTCGCGGAGCCGGCGGAAGGCGTCGCGTGTGTCGATTAGGGTCGGCATGGGTCTACGCATCGTCTTCGTTCGGAAGGAACAGCCCCTCATATACCTCGTCGCCCAACCAGTTGCGGAGGGCATCCGGGAAGACGATCCATTCACCTCCCATCTTGTGCCCCTTCAGGTCCTCGCTGCGCAGGTGGCGACGGATACTTTCCGGGTGTCGGCCGGTCACGTCGGCAATGTCCTGCGGGGTGTATGAGCGTTTGTCGGCGGTCATGCTATCGGTAGCTGGCATCTTCCGCGTGGCTGTTTGAAAGGTGGCGCCGCGTTGCACCACTACCAACAGCCCGGAATGTGAATTGTTGCACGGAGTAGTTCATCATTGAAACAGAGGGCTGGAATTGTTGTACGTAGTAGTACAGCATTGACAAAGAAAGCCCGCTCCGGTCCCAGTACCGCCAAGCACTGACCGAAGCGGGCCTGCGCTACTACACGCATTCAGCCCAACTCATTCCTATGCTACAGCGATCCAAGAACCAGTCCCTCCAGTCGTCCCCCGTCCGATCGGAATCACGACGGCGGGGCCTCTCCTTCACCGAAGCGGAGTCGAAGATCCGCACGCTCCACGTGTCCGCCCTTGACGACCTCGACGAAGACGAGTCGAGGCGGCTGTACCAACTCGAAATGAGTGCGTCCCGGCACGCGGGAGAGTCGCCGCGTGTGCTCCTGGAGAAAGCGAAGCGGGTAGTTAGATCCGGGTAGGAGCCCCCCCCCCTGGACCGCTTCGCAGTCTTCTCCAGTCTCGAGACCTACACCGATGCAACAGTCCGACATCACCGACGCACTCAAGCGCAATGGCTTCGTGTTCACTGACGTCGAGACGCCGGGCGGCACCGTCCGCGTCACGGCCCGCGGCCCCAAGCTCCCCGCCGATCCCGGAAACGACGGGGAGCGGGATACGGTCGTGAAGGCTGTCCACGAGGGCGTAACCCTGGAGCGGGACGAGTGCAGCACCCGAAGCACGGGCGCCCGCCGGTACGTCGAGCTCGTGGAAAAATACAGCGACACCTCGTAACCGACTGCCCCGGTGGGGGCACTCTTTTCTTTGGCAAGCCCAAGAATCGACGCTATGCCGTACTACAAGTACGAGGAATACAATCCCCAGCAGGCGACCGAACGGCTTCTCTCTCGGTGCCAGTCCATCCTTGATGAGTACGAAGATGAGGGCATGGTCCTAACGGTCCGTCAGCTCTTTTACCAACTCGTCTCCCGTGATGTGATTGAAAACCAGCAGTCCCAATACGACCGGCTGCAACGGATCGTGAAGCGGGGGCGCCGTGCCGGATACCTCGACTGGGAAATGATCGTGGATCGGGGGCGCAATCTACGCAAGCGCCAACGGTGGGACGACCCGAAACAGATCATTGAGGCGTCTGCTCAGAGATTTCACCTCGACCTTTGGCAAGACCAACGATGCCGCCCGGAAGTGTGGATCGAAAAAGACGCCCTCGTTGGCGTTATCAAGCCGACGTGCAAGCGGTGGGATGTGCCGTATCTGTCCACGCGGGGGTACGTCTCGGATTCAGCCGCGTGGCGTGCTGCACAGCGGTTCCGTGACGTGATGGACGGGGAACAGTCCGATCGTCCGCGTCCGGCACTTCCAGAGAATGAGGTCGAACAGATTCCGGTCGTGATTCACCTATCGGATCACGACCCGTCCGGTGTGGACATGACACGCGACCTTGAGGAAAAGTTCGAGATGTTCGGTCTCCACTTCCCTGTTCAGCGGGTCGCTCTCACGATGGAACAGATCCGAGAATATGACCCTCCGCCCAACTATGCGAAGGCATCAGACAGCCGCTCCGACGGGTACGTGAGCACCTACGGGACCGAGTGTTGGGAGCTTGACGCCCTCGATCCAACCGTCATTCGTTCTGTTGTGGACCGGGCCATTCAGGACCAACTTTCTGACCGCTCGGCTTTCGACGAACGGAAACATGAGCGCCAAAACCAGCGGGACCGCCTGGAAGAAGTGTCCGAACGATGGACGGAGTTTTTCGAGTAGCACCGCCCGGCCTGCACGGGCTCGAACCTTGACAAACCTTAGCATTGTGCGGCCCGGTGCCGGGCCTCGCCTTCATCTCGCCTCCTGCTCCAGTTTTGCGCTTCAATCTCCCCATGCCTCTCCCCCAGTCCGCTCGGAAACTCCGTCGCCTCCTGGAAACCGCAGAGGAGCCGGTCCGGGGGCAAGCTCTTGCCGATCGTCTCCGCGTGTCTCAGCGCCACCTCCGCCGTCTCGTGGACACGCTCCAGGGCGCCGGCGTGTCCGTCGAAAAGGATCGGGACGGCCGGGAGCGCACGTACTCGATCCCGCCGGACGCCCGCCGGAAGCGGGTCCCGGTCCACCTCTCTCCTCGTGCCCTCCGTCGGCTTTACGAACTCGCCAAAGACGACGACCCTGCCGATCCGGAATCGGCAAAGGCAAGCACCGAAGCGGCGGCCGCCCTACGCCGGGCGCTGCGGGCAGAGCCTCGCACCTCTTTCAGCGGGTGACTCCGCGGGCGTGGGGACAGTCCGATGTTACGCTTTGTTACTCACCGCGGAAGCCGGTTGACCTCGTGTGCGGGGGCAGTCCCTTACCATTTCTTACCATCCTAAGCTCCAACATCGGGGGGCTCACGCGTCGGATTTACCGCCCCGTCACGAATCCCCCTTGACACACCGGGGGTCGATTTTGTTACTTTGGACAGTAGCGTGGTGCTCGAAAGAAAGTCGCTTGCCGTCGGCAGATCCAGCCCGGCGGGCTTTTGTTTTCGAGTGTTTGTTGCCCTTAAGGCAACAGCTATTCCGATGGATGAACAGGAGCTCCAACAACGGGCACAGCAGGCGTTTCAGCGGGCGCAAGGGTCCCAGCGGGACGTTGCCCGCGCCCTGGACCTCAACCGCTCCTCTGTGTCGCGTGCGCTCCGGAACGCAGGGCTAAAATACGCGGCCGTTCAAGCCCGGATCGTGTCGCTTCTGGAGGGCGTGCCCGTGCAGCGGCGAAGCACCTACCAGGGCGCCGACATGTCCCACGAGTGGGTTGTCGACCCGTAGCACATGGGCTGCACACCTTGACGCGGGCGGCGGTAGCGTGTAGCTTCGTCTTTACACTGCTACCCTTGTAAAGACAACGCTCCCCATGCTCGTGATCGGCGTCGTGAGCCCGAAAGGGGGCTCCGGGAAGACGACAACGGCCGTCCACCTGGCCCGCTCCATTCAGCAAACCGGGGACTCGGTGGCGATCCTGGACACCGACCCGCAGGGCTCGGCCCTCGCCTGGCACTCTCGGCAGCAGGACGGCTACTCTGTGCCGGTGCTGCACGCCGACACGGACGACGTGAGCGGGTCCCTTGCAGGGTTGAAGGAAGCCCCCTCGGTCGTGATTATCGACGGTGCGGCCAAAATAGAGCCTCGCACGGGCCGGATCGTCCGGGCGTCAGACGTGTGCGTGATTCCGGTGCAGCCGACACCGCTGGACTCGTGGGGCGTCGAGCAGGTCGTCCGGGCCGTCCAGGAGTCCGGGACGCCGGCGGCGTTTCTCATCACGCAACAGAAAGCGCGGACGAACCTCGCAAAACAGGTTGCCGACGGGCTCCGCAATCAGTACGAGATCCCGGTACTGGACAGCCGCCTCTCCCACCGCGTAGCGTTTGCGGAGTCAATGTTCGACGGCCGGACGGCGCTCGACGTGTCGGGAAGTAGCAAGGCGAAACAGGAAGTTCGCGCCCTCACCACCGAACTGAAAGAGTTCATCCAACGCCATGTCTGACGAAAACCCGTTCTCTGAATCCTTTAGCTCCGGCATTAACAGCCCGGCCGAGGACGCGGCCGAGGAAGCCACGCAAGCGGCCACAGGCGAAGATGAGGCGGAAGAGTCTCAACTGAACGTCCGCCTCCCGAAACCGCTGCACGAGGCGTTCAGGCGCCGCTGTGACGCGGAAGCCCGCAACATGAGCGCCCTGGTCCGCCGGTGGGTACGGGAGTACGTGCGTAAAGACGATTGAAGCGTCGTCTTTACATCGCTATACGGTTCACGCAGACGCTCAACGCCATGCCCGACCCGTATCCCTTCGTCTACCAGTGCCGCCAGTGCGGGGCCGTCCAGCGCGTGACGCACACCGACGCCGAAACGGTCAGTCCTCAGGAGCGGCCCCGCCTCACGGCCGACCTCGCCCTGCAGGAGGTTCACGGATGGGTGCAGGCCCGACCAGACTCGATCTGTCCAAAATGCACGAACGGCACCCAATGACCATACGCCTACGTCCTCTTCTCGCGCTGCTGTGTATCAGTTCGGCCCTCCTGGTCGCAGAATCGGCCCCAGCACAGGTCGAGCCCGGACAGACGTTCACGGCACGCGTCGTTTCCGTAGCGGACGGGGACACGTACGACGTTCGGCGACCTACGGGCGGGGAAGTGACAATCCGCTTGCACGGGGTAGACACCCCTGAATCCGCACAGCCGTTCGGCGGTCGGGCTACGCGCCGGGCTCGCCAGCTCCTTCAAGGCGAAAACGTCCGGGTCTCTGTCGAAGATGTTGGCCGCTACGGCCGGGCCGTGGCACGGGTCGAGGTCGGGGGCGCCGATCTTGGGGCCATGCTCATTCGCGGCGGCTACGGATGGCACTACCGGCAGTACGCGCCAAACGCCACCGAATACAGCCGCCTCGAACAGCAAGCCCGCAACGCCGGCCGGGGCCTGTGGTCCCGATCGAATCCCGTACCCCCGTGGGAATGGAGAAACCGCACGAGCGGCCCCGGCGAAACGTCGGTAGAGGACCGGGATTGCTCAGATTTCGACACACAGCCGGAAGCACAGCGGTTTTTCGCGGCACCAGCCGGGTGATCCCCACGGACTTGACGGCAACGGGGACGGGGAGGCGTGTGAATCCCTGCCTGGTGAACCGTGAGGGGTCGCTTTCCACTCTCAAGGAACCAGAATTCCCATTTTCAATCACTCGTTTGTGACTTGTATCTCGTGATAGTACCTGCGGTTTTCCCTCACCTCAGACGAGGTCCAGCGTCTCTTCGGATCTTTCCATTCACCGCACCCTAACCACTTCAGCCTTTGTAACCTTTTCTTCAAACTGGCAGCGAAACGTTCAATTTACCGCCTCTTATTGTATAAACGGTAACATTATTCAATATTCCTTAAGAAAAAACGCTGGGAGGTTGCCATGAGCTACAGAAAGCTTGACAGGGCGCTTGGCAATGTTGGGGGGCTTGACAGAACGATTGAAAAGGGTAGGTCCATGGCTATTAAAATGGGCGATGAGGTTGTTCAGGAAGCCGACCTCCACAGAGAGAACATGCATAGGCACGAGTACCAAAACCGACACTCGGGCACCTACGGTTCAAAACCCTATGCGGAAAACAAAAAGGACAGCTCCCTCGAAGTGACCTTCAACCCTGACAATTCTGACTTGGAGAACAACGGCTACGAGCTGAACACCTCTCACGATCTTGGCCTTTGACCGATTGCCGATTAACGTAGGACCTCACCTCAGTAGTGAGCATCCTGGAGCATGGGGGGGTACCGCCGGAAGGATCGCCCTGTGCCTTACCTAGCGGTTTCTGTCCGCTCTCAGCGGTGCTCTCAGGCGGGCTGCCGGAGCCCGGCCTCGGCCTCGGCCTCTTCAAGCGCCTCGCCGAACCCCTTCTCGCCCCAGGTGCCGTCAACCGTGAGCGTGAGGTCCTCCAATACCTTCCGGCCCGGTCGCTCCAGGCGGGCGGATCGCCCGCCGCCCACGTCGTCGATCGCCCGCGCCTTCGCCAGGGCCTCCGCAAACCGATCATACGCCTCGCGCAGCTCCCGAAGGCGCTGGCGGCGCTCCTTCTGGAACGGCCCTTCCCGGTCGGCCCCAACCGTGCGCTTGACCGCCTGCAGGTCGTCGGCCGCCTCACTGGCAGCCTCCTCCTTCGCCTCGGCGATCGCCCGGCTGCGCTCGGCCTTTTCCGCCAGCCGCTCGGCCTCTTCAAAGAGCGGGTCCGGGTCCTCCTCCCCGGACTTGGCGGCGGCCTTTGCCTCGGCTCGCCTTGCCTCCGCCTCCGCGGAGAGGTCCTCCGCCTCCTGGCGGGCCGAACGCGCCTCCGCCTGCAGCTTTTGCACGCGGGCCTCGTGCTCGGCATAGATCGGGTGCTCGTCCCCAGGCCGAAGAAAGTACCGCTCGCGCACGTCCTCGGCGTAGGCCTCCGGGGTCATGTCCTGCGCGTCGGCGGGGTCGGGAACTGTGGTGTGGTCAGACATCGGCTCGGTGGTCGGTTGTGAGAGTGACGCTTGTGAGAGTCAAGAGTCGGGCAGTTTCCGGTACGCCTCGGCCGCCTCGGAGGGCGGGCCGTCGAAGCCCGCCGCAAACGTGCCGAGGTCGGTGTTCGCCTTCGTGCGCTCCCGGCCGTCGGCGTCGATCGACACGCCGGCCCGGCGCTGGGCCTGCCGGATCTTCTTCTCCGCCTCGGCCTTCTCCTCTTCCTCGAGGTCGCTTTCGCGAAGCTCCCGGCGGGCGCCGTTGATCCTCGCAAGGGCCTCGTTGCGGCCGGTCTCTTCGGTGATCGTGTCCAGATCGCTAAGGTAGGTCATCGGTCGAATCACGGGAATGAAAGATCGAATGATGAGCTTGGCGGGCGCTACTCGACGGGCTCCGGCACCTCGGGGGGGTCCTCGAAGGTGGCGCTTTCGCTGACGCTCCCGACCGCCGAGCGGGCGTTGATAAGCTGATCGCGGGCGTCGGCGTACGCCTGGCGGGCCTCCTCCAAAGCCTTTTTCGCCGCGGACAGCTGCTCGGCCGCCTCTTCCCGAAGCTCCTCCCGGCGGGCCGGAATGGCCTCCTCTTCGAGGCGCGTCACCAGCCGATCAAGGGCCTGCTGTTTGATCGCGGCTTCCGACTCGGCTTCCTCGGCCTCAGCCTCGGCCGCCTGGACCGCCTCGCGGGCATTTTTGACCTCACTCCCCGGCGCCTCTCCCAGCTCGTGGGAGACCTTCAGGTCCTCGACGCGCTCGCGGGCCTCCCCTGCCCGCTCCCGGGCGTCGGCGGCGTCGGCCTTGTGGGCCGCAATCTCCTGGCGCCGGCGGCGAATCCGGCGGGCCAGGTCCACGATCTGCTCGTCCTCGGCGTACTCCTCGGTGAGGCGCCCCCGGAAGTTTGCGGCGCTTCCGTTGACGCTTCGCAAAAGAGCCTCGGGGTCGAGGTCGGTGTCGAAAGCTTCTGTTTGTGTGCTCATCATAGCTTCGCGGTGCTGGCTGTGAGAAAGTGCTATTCTATTCAGGAAGGTTCAGGTACTCGTCTTTGCCGTGCTCCCGCACGTAGGCGGCCCGCTCGCTGTCGCTCATCTCCGAGCGCCGGCGGGGGCGGCGGGCCTCGATCGCCGCCTCTAAGGCCTGGCGCCCCCCGTGCTCGTCCGGATCGGTCTCCTTCCGGATGTTGCGCAAATGCGCACGGCTTACGCCCTCAATGTCGGAGGGGCCGTTCACCTCCGCCTCCTCGCTTTCGATCTTTTCGGCCACCTCGGCAGCGGCTTCGTCGTATCGCTCGGTCACGTTCATCGGCTCGGTCGGTTGATTAAAGTAGTGCCTTGAATCCGCTCGGGATCACGGGGTTGAAGTATCGGCTCTCCGCGTACCACAGCCCGCAGGCAAGAGACAACAGGACGTCATCGCTGTCCGACTCCTGCGCGTGCTCGAACCGGGCGTGGCCGCTGTCAGTCACCTTCACGCGGAATCGCTTCATCTCCTCTACAAGCTGGGGCGCGTGCTTCAGCCCCTCCGCAATCGAGAGGCGCCCGCTCTGCAAAAGCGCCTGCACCGTCGTCGCAAGGTCCTTCTTCGGCACCCCAAAGCGCCGGCGCCCGTTTTGCGTCACCTGACTGCCACTCGTGAAGAGGATTTCCACCGGGGCGAGCCCCTCGGCCGTGAACTGATCCACGACCGGCGCCCCCAGCCCCGTCGCATCTATCACGAGAGGGGGGTCGTCGCCCGTCTCCGGGGCCTGCTTGACCGCCGCGACCCGCTCGACGACCTCGACGTAAGAGGTCCCGAGATCGAAGCGGTCGATCCACACGACGGCATACCTCGGCTTGCCCTCCTCCACCACGTCGAGGGTCTCGGCGGACACCCACACCGGGGTCCGCTTGCGCGTCACCGTCAGTGCAGACGGGTCCGACGCCTGCCCTAGGTCCAGGCCCAACAAGTGCTCGGTTCGGTGTCGATCGGGGTCTCTATCCATCGGTCTAATCGCCTCTAAAGAGGGGTTCGGCGTCGGTCAAGTGCTCGGAGGTCTCCGCGTCGAAAAGCGCCCCCACATCCTCGGAGAGGGCCGCTTCAATGTCCTCGGTGCGGAAAAGCTGGTTCTCGGTGTCCTGGAACTCAACGAGGTACTCCTGCCGGAATTCGAAGTCGCTCATCTCCTGGCGCTCCTGCTTCAGAAACTCCTCGGTCATCCGGGGGCAGTCCCGGCCCGTCACCTCCACGCGCTCCCACTTTTGCGTCGGGTCGGTCCAGGACGTGTAAAACCAGCCCCGTTGTCCGGCCGGCGTCGACAGCCCGACGAAGCGCCCCCCGGACACCGCCAGCATTGGGCGGGTGGCGACGTAGGCGGAGTCCGGCACGCGGGCCGCCTCGTCTGCAATCACGAGATCGGCGGTGTAGCCCCGAACGGTCCCCTCTTTGCCAGGGAGTGCAATGATCCTAGACTCGTTCTCGAACCGAATCCGCAGTTCCGATCGCTTGTCAATCTCCACCTCGCAGCCGGCGTCCCGGTAGAGCCCGGCAGCGGACCGCAAAAACTCTTTGCTCTGGCGACGTGCGGGCGCGAGAATGAGAACGAGCCGATCGGTCCCCCCAAGGGCCTCCTCCAGGGCAAGGGCCGCAGAGACCGTCGTTTTGCCGCTCTGACGGCAGCAGAGCAGGAGTGCCCGCCCCCATTCGCTCGTGAGGAGTCCCCGTTGCCAGGGGTCGGGCTCGATCCCGGCCCGCTCCATGATCGTCACGGCGTCGGCATCGGCGCCCTCGTCACTGACTGCTTTGGAGCGCAGGGCGTCCACCGCCTTCGACAGCGGACTGGAGTTCGGTAAGTGCGTCGTCCCGCTGGCCCTCGGGCACATGGCGTCGGAGGATCTGTGCGAATCGAGTGATCAGTTCCTGTTCTTCGTCTCGGGTCAGCCGCTCCCGGTGGAGCATCTCCTGGAGGTCGCCGGTCAGCCTCCGCAACTCGGCAACGAGCTTCGTCACGTCGCTGATCGAGTCGGCGTCTACCTTCTCCAGGTCCTCCAGGTAGTCGCTCAGAAGGGCACGGACGGCCGCAATCTCGGCCCGGAGGTCGGCCCAGTCCTGCCCGCTGTACGCCTCTCTGAACTTCTCCTCCAGCTCCTCCCGCTTGAAGGAATAGAGCCCGTGGGTAGGAGGGCG